CGGGTCGAGTTCGCGCAAGGTCCGGCACAGCGCCGCGAACACACCATAGACCACGGCGCCATAGGCATCGATGACGGCCAGTTGCGGCGCGGGCGGATCGTCGGTGCAGGTGATGTGATCCTCGCAACAGCCGCCTAAAATCAATTGCTCGCACCCGACACGGGAGCAACCGATCGTGACCGCTCCGGCGTTGCCGGTCGGCTGATCGAACGGAATGCGGGTGTTGTTGTAAATCTCGCCCTCGGGGAGCAACGATCGCACGGCACAGATCACGTCATCCTGGCTGATGGTGCAAGGCGACGGCGTGCAACAGCCTTGTGGAAGCCAGCACTGGATTCCCGGCTGGTCCGGGCCGGTTTGCTGACTATTGTCCATTGCCGTTCACGCTGACATCGCCTAGCACGAGAAAGCGCCCGCAATCGAGATAGGCATTCGCCTGATCCTGAAATCTGACGCCGATATCGAACGACAGGCCGGCGCTCTTGATGCACGCGCCGCCGCCGAGCGATTGATTGATCCCGGCTCGGATATCGTCGAGACAGATGGTCGAGCCCACGCAATAGCTCTGCCGGATGAACGGCCACAACGCGGCCTTGATCCGATCGGCCGCGCCAGTCGGGCAGCCCTGGAAACATTCGATGTCCACATTGAGCCGCGTCGGAAAGGCTTGCTGATACGAGCCGCGAACACCGATCCGGGCGAGCCCCTTGCCCCTGCCCGGCTCATCGCCGAACATCCAGAGGCTCATGGCATCCAGCACGTCGCACGGCGGCACGCCGTAAGGGTCGCCCATGTAGTCTTTGCCGTAAACGCCTTCCATGAACGGATAGATCAGCATGGTTTGCGGATCACAGCAGGTTTGGCAGGCGTCAACGCAGGCGCGGGTGACGCCGGGATATTTCAATGTCTGTTGCAGGAACCACGCTTCGTTATCGATGATCAGCCCGGCAGCATCGGCCGCGATGACGCGCCGTCGCAACGAGTCACAATCCTCATCGTCGGTGCCGCCGATGATGCCGTTGCCGACCACGACAGCGGCCATATCGATGCCGGAAACCGTGGTCGAGACCGTCAGCACCGCGCCCGCATCGAGATTGAAAAGCGTGCCGCCAATCGCCGCCACCACACGCAACACGGCATAGCCGGTCGAATCCAGCGTCACCGGATTGAATGTGACGGCCGGGTCCAGCTTGTATTCGCGGGACGCCTCGCCGACAAAGCGCAGCGTCGCCGGGATCGCGGTGCCGGGTATGCCCGTTATGCCGACATAGCCTTTTGCGCGAGTCGAGCCCAACAGATCGAAGCCATGGCGCGCGGCATAGATCACGAGGCTATCGCAGCACATTTGCGCCGGATCGTTCTCTTTCTCCACTTGCGTGACATAGCCGTGCATGATGTTGACGGTTCCCGCCATGACGAAAGCGAGCACATCTTCAGACGACAAGGGCAGAACCGGTGCTCCCCCGAGCAGCCGCGTTGACAGTTCGGAAGCCAGCTCGTCTGACAGCGCCGCGATGTCAGGGCGCGGCAAAACGCACGAAATGCCATTGGGGGCCATCACTCCGGCTCCTCTGGCGTGAGACGGAAGTCGCCAATCCAGGCTTCAATGACCGTGCCCGAATGGAACCACGAGCACTGCACCACGGTCTGATGCGGATAGAAGCCGAAGCCGATTACTGTGGCGGTGATCGAGCGGTCGCCGTCGATCGTCACCTTGTCGCCCCATGAGAATCTGGATTCGAATCTCATCGCGTCACCTTCGCGTAAAGCCGCCACGATCTGGCTGTCCCCGGCGCCTCCCGCCACAACCATGCGGAACTCGGCTGTTGGGAGCCCTCAAGCGAAAAGCTCGCGGCGACGCCGGGGCCGGTGAAACTGATCTGAAGTTGGATGGTCGCCGGACGTAGCGCTATAAACAGGGCTTCCAAGCCGATTTTTGAAACGATTCCCCAGGCCAGTAGAGGAGACAGGGCAGCTTGCGCGTATTGCTTGGCGGTCAGCAGAAGCTCATTGGTCGCGCCACCATGAGCGAAGCGGAGCGCCCATAGCTTGGAGCCGGATCGAAACCGGCTGTTGATCCCTCCCGTCCGGAACGCGTCGGCCCACCATCCGCCCGAGCGCTGGCCGAGCGGGTTTTCGGCACACTCGACCTGCCCGCGCGTTTCCAGTTGCGTGAGAATCCAGCCTTTGATCCATTCGGATCGGTCAAGCGTGCCTTGATTGGTCAGGCGCCAGTTGCCGCCGTCGCAGGCGAACAGGCCGCAGATTGTGCCGGTGCAGCTCGGCGAATGCTTGATTGAGATTCCCGGCTGAAAAATCGGCTCGATCGGACGCACGCATGAATCATCGGCCGGATCGCAGGCCCAGGGCGGCGATTTGTATTTCTTCGGAGCTGCCATCGCTCCCTCTGCTCTACTCCGGCGCGGGCTTTTCCTCCAACTCGGTCAGCGCCGCGCTTTCCTCCTCGGTAAACTTCACTTCGCTGTCCTGCGGGAAATCGCCGACCGGCAGGAACGTGGTTCCCTCGCACTGTTCGACGTGATGAATGTATTTCCACAACAGCGTCTTGTAGTCGATTGCCATCAGCCCCTCACAAATTCCTTGGCAGTGATTGTGCCGTGAACGCGTAAGTTTCCGCCTACAATAAGATCGCCTTCGATCACGACATTGCCATTTTCAAACTTGATAAGGTTCGCGACGGGCGGCGTCAAAGGCGGCGTGGCACGGCCGCTTATAGGTGATGATGCAGCGGCCACGCCACCCGCCAACCAAAGCCCGTCGCTCGGCTTGTAGCCTTCGCCATTGATACGAAGATCGTGCTCCACATTCAGATTGCCTTTGATCAGCACGTCGCCTTCCAACACATGCTTGTCGGTCTTGAGATTGATGCCTTCCTTGGCGTCAACCGAAAAGCTTTTGGTCGAGGTGGCGCTGATTGCCTGATCCTTGCCCTCGATATGCACGCCGGCCGCTCGGCCTGAATCGGAATTGCCGCTTCTATCCCTGCTCTGGCTTCCTGCTTTCTTGACACGCACGAACATGCCCTTGTCGCCGGGCGCGTACAGAAAAGCTTCGCCTTCGTCCGGTTGCGGATGCGTGTCGCGATCGCCCATGATCGCCAGCACCACACGGCGCGAGGTGTCTGCACCGACATCCATGGTGATGACCTCGGTGTTATCGCCCGGTGGTGTGTGCGCGACATAGCCAACCGGATGAATCACGTCGAGGCGATCGTTCTGAATCTTTTCGCCCGTTTGCACGCGTGCGGTCAGCATCTTGCGGTCGTTGTAGGTTTTCAGCAGCCAGCCGCGCCGCGTCATGTTGCGGACCTTGTGATGCAGGAACTTGCTATGGTTCCAAAGATCGATGCCCATGTCAGTTACCCGCTGGTGGTGTAGGCGCTGGCGTTTGAGGCGCTTCCACTGTCGGCACGATCGGCAGATGCTCAACGTTGTCGTTATAGACACTCTCGTCGCCAGCGCCGAACACGTTCTCCGACATGAATACCAACGTGGCGATGCGGCTGTCCGAGGTCAACTCGAACTCCACTTCCGACAGCTTCATGTCATCGTCAACCCGGTCAATCGGAATCACGACGTGCCATTTGTCTGACGCGCCCCAGATTTTGCCGCTCTCATCCGACCATGTGGACATGCGCAAGGTGACGTTGAGTCCCTGGCCGACGCGGCGGTTGCCCTCGAACTGCACTCGATCCCTAAGCGAGTCCGGATCGTGGTCGCCGTCGATCAAAAGACGCAACTGGCGCTTGCTCTTGATCTGCCGGAACTGTTGCGAAAACATCGACTCGTTGATCTTGCCGCGTTTCGTATCGGTGGCAATGCCGCTCGCCGCCGCGCCGTACACGTTGAAGCGCGGTCCCATATCGGCCTTCGTGCTCCAATGCGTGAATTGTTTGCCGAGCCGCAATTCGCCCTTCGTGCCACCGGCCGGCTGCTTCAAGGATTGCAGCACCCAATTGCCTTCGGGATTCTCCCAGAACAGCAAGCCCATTTCGCGCGCAACACGGCGGCAGGCCCTCTCGATCGATTCACCTTCCGCGATGATAAATCGCTCGATCGGCCGGGTGAATCCGGATTGGTCGATCAACTGCCCCTTGCCGCCTTTCATCAGCGTTTTCATGATCTCGGCAGGTGATTTCTTGTTCTCCTGTCCGGTGTCATGATCCGGCGAGCCGTCCACATACTCCGAACACTGGCCACGGAACTGTAGCGTCAGCTCATAACTCTTCGGGCTGCC